AAAGCCGAGCAAATGAAGATGATGATGGCAGACCGTCAGCAGAAAGCGGACATCGCCAATCAGGAGAGAGAATCCGCATCCAAATCGGCAGACGCAGCGGCGAATAGAGTTGGCAACGATCCGTTTGCTAAACTGACTCGTCGTATCTTCGTTCTCTCAATGGTAGCATTGGGTGCTTGGGCAATGGTTGGTGGTCTTACTGGTCTTGACATCATTGTTCCGATCACACAGGAAGTTGGTGGTTCTTATTTGTTTGGCATTGTTGATACAAGCAAGACTGTAACAGAATTCGTCAGACTAGAAAATGCTCTCGTACATTTTGAATGGTTGAAGACATCCATTCTTGCAGCAGGTGCTTTCTATCTCGGCAAGAGTTAAATAAGGCAATCCCAATCATTATAAATAGTTCCAGTAGATAACCTCTCTGGGACTATTTTTTTATGGCTACTCCAACTACAAGAACTGAGTTTAAGAAGTATTGCCTTCGTGAACTTGGTCATCCAGTAATCGAAATCAATGTTGACGAGGATCAAGTGCAAGATCGTATTGACGATGCGCTTGAATACTATCGTGATTTTCACTATGATGGATCGTATGAGGACTTTTATAAGTATCAGATCACTGCATCCGACATCACTAACGAATACATCACGCTGCCTGAGTCTATCATTGGTGTTGTAGACATTTTCCCGATTGGTGCAGGACTGAACACCAACAATCTGTTCAATCTTCGCTATCAGATCACACTCAACGAAATTTACGATTGGGCACACAGCACCTTTGCTAACTACACCATGAGCATGGAGCGTATTGCTTTGATGCAAGAATTGTTTGTTGGTAAGCAACCATTTCGTTTCAACAGACACACTGACCGACTCTACATTGACATGGATTGGCAATTCCGTGTAACTGCAGGTGAGTATATTATCATCAAATGTTATCGCACCGTTGAGCCAGATACATATAGTGATGTTTGGGGCGATCGTTGGTTGCGTAAGTATGCAACACAACTCATCAAACGCCAGTGGGGAACAAATCTGAAGAAGTTTAGTGGTATGCAACTTCCAGGTGGCGTTACATTCAATGGCGAACAAATCTACAATGAGGCAGAAGAAGAGATCAAACGATTGGAAGAAGAGATGATCAACACATACTCTCTACCTTCGTTTGACATGATCGGCTGATTTTATTATGCCAACGACAAACTTCTATTTTAATAATTTTGAGAACTCGATGGAGCAAAGGCTCATCGAGAGTCTCATAATTGAATCCATCAAGATCTATGGCATTGATGTATTTTACATGCCAAGAACTATTGTTAAAGAAGACAATCTTTTTGGTGAGGATGTTTTGTCGAAGTTTGAAGATGCATACACAATTGAAATGTACATTAAGTCTGTTGATGGATTCAGCGGTGATGGCGATTTCCTCTCCAAGTTTGGTCTAGAAATTCGTGATCAGATGGTTATGACTGTTTCTCAGCGCAGATTCCATGAAGAAATTGCAGATGCGAATACAACAGATGACATTGGTCGTCCAGCAGAGGGTGATCTTATTTACTTCCCGCTCAATGGTAAGATCTTCGAAGTGAAGTTTGTAGAACACGAAGCGGTGTTCTATCAAATGGGTTCGCTCCAGACTTATGATCTCACACTTGAGTTGTGGGAATACAGTCACGAACAACTTAATACTGATATTGCTGCCATTGATACAATTGAAAGCACATACTCTGGTGATATGGGCTTCTATCAGCTGCTTGATGAGGCTGGCAATAATCTTGCGTTTGAAGATGGCGACACCATTCTGAACGATGGATATCGTGTTGAAGATGCTGATAATCAAGCAAACAACGAATTCTTCACGCAACAAACCAGCGGCACATTAAACTTTGTTGATTGGTCGCAATCAAATCCTTTTGGTGAACTCTGATGCCCCAATATTTCTATAATGGCGTTATCCGCAAATATATTATCATGTTTGGTAGCATGTTTAATGATATGCGTGTCGTGCGCACAGACAGTTCTGGCAATGTAGTCCAAACGATTGGTGTTCCTATTGCCTATGGTCCAAAAGAAAAGTGGCTTGAAAGAATCAATGCAGATCCAGGACTAGACCGTGAAGTTGCAATTCAGCTGCCAAGAATTGGATTTGAACTTACCAGTATGGCATACAATCCAAACCGTGCATTAAATAAGATGCATCGCAACACAAACATTGGATCAAGTGAAAACTATGTCCGTGCACAATACACTCCTGTGCCATATGATTTCAATATCTCTCTGTATGCGTTCTTTGCCAACAACGAAGATGCAATGCAGGTTGTAGAGCAGATTATTCCATTCTTCAGACCAGAGTGGACGCACAGCCTTAAATTGATTCCTGAGATTGGCGACTATTATGATATTCCAACAGTGCTCAACGACATGAGCATTGAAGACACTTACGAAAATGATTTTGCAACTCGTCGTGCAATCATTTATACTTTCAACTTCACCATCAAAGGTTATGTGTTCGGTCCAGTTAGTAACAAGGGTGTTATTAAGAGAACCGTTCTTGATTTTGCTATTAATGCGACAGGCGATTCTATTGGCACTGAAGTTGGTCCTGATGTTAAGATCACACTTGTTCCAGGACAATATGCTAACGGTGTTGCGACAACCAACGCAGCGGCAAGCGTGGCATATTCTTCAATTGATGCCAACAGCAATTGGGATTACGCATTTGACAAAGAAGATTATTTTGATGGAGTGAATAGGCATAATCACTAATGAAAAATTTGACTGATAATATGAATGAGATTTTGGGAATTGAAGGTGACTTGATAATTGATGATCCTAAAGCACCGATTGTAGTTCCTAAATCCAAAGACCAATCCAAAGATATTCAAACTGATTATGAGTATGCTCGAAGCAATTTGTATCAGGTTATTGAAAAGGGTTCATATGCGCTTGACTCTTTGCTTGAACTTGCAAAGGCAAGCGAACACCCAAGAGCGTTTGAAGTTGTGGGTCAGCTGACCAAGACGCTAGTTGATGCAAACAAAGACCTGCTTGCTATCCAAAAGCAAGTGAAAGAACTGAAAAAAGAAGAACAACAAGTTGATGATCCAAAGCAGGTCACCAATAATAATTTGTTTGTTGGGTCAACTGCTGATTTATTGAAGATGATTAAAGATGAATCTAATTGATAAAGGTTATCTTGGTAATCTAAACCTAAAGCGCAAGGGCGTTGCAGTTGATTGGGATGAAGAGAAATTAAAAGAGTTTCTCAAGTGTGCCAAGGATCCAACATACTTTTCAGAAAAATACATTAACATCGTTCATGTTGACCATGGACTCATACCGATTGAGCTTTATGAATATCAGAAAGAAATTATCGAAAAGATTACAAAGAATCGTCGTGTTGCGGTCGTCACAAGTCGACAGGCAGGTAAGACGACAACAGCAGTAGCAGTTATTCTACATTATGTGCTGTTCAACAATCACAAGACTGTTGGACTACTTGCAAACAAAGGTGATGCTGCTCGTGAAATTCTAGATCGTATCAAGATTGCATACGAAGCACTGCCCAAATGGATTCAACAGGGGGTCATTGAATGGAACAAGGGTTCTGTTGAATTTGAAAACGGTTGCAAGATTATCGCTGCAGCAACCTCATCCTCTGCCATTCGTGGTAAGTCTGTTTCATTTCTGTATATCGATGAGGCTGCGTTCGTAGAAAACTGGGACGAGTTCTTTGCGTCAGTATTTCCTACCATTTCATCTGGTAAGACTACCAAGATTCTTTTCACTTCCACACCAAACGGTTTGAATCACTTCTACAAAACTTGTGAAGGTGCGAAAGATGGTTCCAATGGTTACAAGTATGTTGAGGTTCCGTGGTATGAAGTTCCTGGAAGAGATCAGGAATGGAAGAATGATACACTTGCGTCAATGGACTTTGACCTGCAGAAGTTTGCACAGGAATTCGAATGTGAGTTCTTGGGCAGTTCTGGTACACTGATTGAAGGCAACAAACTAAAAGCACTGGTTGCTCGTCGTCCGTTGCAAGAAGGCAATGGAATGTACATGTATGAAGAGCCACAAAAGGATCATGTGTACTTCTGCATCGTGGATGTGTCAAGGGGCAAGGGGTTAGATTACTCCGCATTCCACATAATTGATGCCACGACAATGCCGTATAAACAAGTTTGTTGCTTCCGTGACAATCTGACGCCACCTGTTGAATACACGGAAGTAATATATAGAGCATGCACAAAATACAATAATGCTATCGTTCTTGTTGAAGTGAACGATATTGGTGAGCAGATTCCTGCGTTGTTGCTTTTTGATTATGAATATGAACACATCCTTTTCACTGAAAATGCTGGAAGATTAGGTAAAAAGATCTCTGGTGGTTTCAATAGAAAGGGAAGTTCAATTGACAAAGGAATTCGCACCACAAAACAGGTAAAGTCGGTTGGATGTTCTGTGCTGAAATTGCTAGTGGAACAAGACCAGCTGATTGTTAATGACTTCAATACAATAAATGAATTATCAACATTTTCAAGAAAAGGTGTTTCATACGAAGCAGAGCCAGGATGTCATGATGATTTGGTAATGGGGCTAGTGCTATTCGCTTGGCTATCCAACCAACCATTCTTCAGAGATTATACAGACAACAGCACTCTATCAATGCTCAGAGAACGAACAAGAGAGCAAGTTATGGAAGAATTGCTTCCATTTGGTATTATGAATGACGGCATGGAAGAGTACGAAGATGCTGGGTCTGCAGGAGATTGGGGCGGCGATAGTGACATGGCAAATGGGAAGGTGACGAACTACAACACAAATAGCTGGTTCTAAAACCCCATTTTTATAAATATCAATAAATGAAATAGTTGACCTTTACATTCGAAGGAGATAAAAAATGCCTTTCCAAGTATCCCCAGGCGTTAATGTAAGCGAAATCGATCTTACAACGGTCGTGCCTGCGGTCAGCACCACTGAAGGTGCCATCGCAGCCCACCTGAAATGGGGTCCAGTAAACCAGCGTGTGTTGGTGGACTCTGAAGATCGACTCGTTAACATTTTTGGTAAGCCAAACTCAAATACTGCAACTGATTTCTTCACGGCAGCAAACTTCCTTGCCTATGGCAATGCGTTGTATGTGAGTCGTGCGGTTGCGAGTGCTAACAATGCTACCTCTGGTGGCACTGGCACTTATGTCACAAATGAAGATTATTATAACGAATCGTACACCAACATCTCTGGTCATGGCAACTGGGTTGCTAAGTATCCAGGCGATTTGGGTAACTCGCTGAAAGTATCTGTTTGTCAGAATGCAAATGCATGGCAGTCCACAGTATCTACCAGTTACTATGCCACTAAGAACAGCAAGACTGTAACATTGGCTGGTGATGGTCAGGGTTCTTCAAACGCTGAAACACAGTTTGTGGTTGGCGACTTGATCCTGCTTGGTCCAGATTTCGAGAGCCGCAAGATTGCTGCGTTGTCTGGCAACACCATTACATTGAACTCAAACTATACTGGTAACACAGTATCGAATTATGCCACCGACATTACTCGTCGTTGGGAATACTTCAACAACTTCGACAATGCTCCAACCACTACCACATACGCAAACACTGTAAATTCACAGGGTGACGAAATCCATGTGGCGGTTGTTGACGAAGACGGTTTGTTCACTGGTGTTCAAGGAACTGTTCTTGAAGTTTATGCTGGTCTGTCACAGGCAGTAGACGGTCGCACAGAACAGGGTGCTGGTAATTACTACAAAGAAGTGATTAATCAGAACTCACCATATATCTGGTGGGGTGCTCACAACAGTGGTATGACAAACGCTGGTGTTCGTGCTGATCTTGGCACGAATTATCCAGGCACTGATCTTCCTGTTACGAATAGTTTCTCTGGCGGTAAGGATGGCACAACGCCAACTGGAGCGCAGAAGATTCCATTCTATAATGTATTCAAGTCAGCAGAAGATGTTGATGTATCGTTCCTGCTTGGTTCGAATGCAGATGCAACTCTTGCAATTCACTTGATCACAAATATTGCTGAGTCTCGTAAAGACTGTATCGCAGTATTGTCGCCTGAGCGTGCTGATGTTGTTAACAACAATGCATACGAAGGTAAGGAAAGAGATGATATCATCGCCTTCCGTGACAGTCTGCCAAGTTCCTCTTACGCAGTAATGGATTCTGGTTGGAAGTATCAGTACGACAAGTACAACGATGTCTATCGTTATGTTCCTCTGAACGGTGATACTGCTGGTCTGATGGTTCAGACTGATCAGATTCGTGATCCATGGTACAGCCCAGCTGGTTTCAATCGTGGCAATGTTAAGAATAGCATCCGCCTCGCTTACAATCCAGGTAAGGGTGACAGAGATCAACTCTATAAGAAGGGCATCAACCCAGTTGTAACCTTCCCAGGACAGGGTACTGTACTGTTTGGCGATAAGACTATGTTGGCTAAACCTTCTGCGTTTGACCGCATCAATGTTCGTCGTCTGTTCATTGTACTTGAAAAAGCAATTAGTACTGCTTCCAAGTTTACTCTGTTTGAGTTCAACGACGAGTTTACTCGTTCGCAGTTCCGCAATCTGGTAGAACCGTTCCTGCGTGATGTGCAGGGACGCAGAGGTATCACTGATTTCCGTGTGGTTTGTGACAGCACCAATAATACTGGTGAGGTTATTGATCGCAATGAGTTTATCGGTGACATCTACATTAAGCCAGCTCGTTCTATCAACTTCATTCAGTTGAATTTTGTTGCGGTTAGAACTGGCGTTGAGTTCTCTGAAGTAGTCGGTCAATTTGGCTAATAAATAGGATAAAGGAGAACGACAATGGCTTTTAATGTAAATCAATTTGCTGGAGCACTTAAAGCTGGCGGTGCCCGCAGTTCGCTCTTCGAAGTGCAAATTACGAACCCAATCAACGGCGTTGCTGACGCACAGGTGCCATTCATGGCTCGTGCTGCTCAGATCCCAGCGTCTTCGTTGGGTGTCGTTCCTGTGCCATACTTTGGTCGTCAGATCAAGGTAGCAGGAAATCGCACTTATGCAGACTGGACAGTCACCATCATGAATGATGAAGACTTGGCAATCCGTAATGCAATGGAACAGTGGTCGCATGCAATCAATTCTGCTCAGGGCAACCTGAGAACTGCAGGCGGTTCTGCACCTACTCTCTACAAGGCAAACGCACAGGTAACACAATTCGCTAAGACTGGCGAAATTCTTCGTGTATATCAGTTTGTTGGTATCTTCCCATCCGAAGTATCCACAATTGACCTTGGCTGGGAAAATGAAGGTGTCCAGGAATTCTCAGTAACTTTCGCATTTGACTATTGGGAAGTTATTGGTGGAAACACTGGCAACGCTGGCGGTATCTAATCCGTGAAAATGTGATTCGATGGGGGCAGCTAAATAACAATATGCTGCCCCCATTTCTTTGAAATAGGAATATAAAACAATGCAACTTTTCGGATACCAGATCGGTAAAAAGAAAGAAGAAGAACTGCCACCAACAGTTCAAACATTTGCGCCTCCACCAAATGAAGATGGTGCGTTGGCGGTCACAGAAGGTGGTGCTTATGGCACTACCATCGACATGGAAGGGACTGTCAAAAACGAGGCAACCCTTATCACTCGCTACCGTAGAATGGCACAGCAGCCAGAATGCGAAAGAGCAATTGACGATATTATCAACGAAGCAATTGTGGCTGACGAACATGAGCCACCTGTTTCTATTGTATTAGACGACATCGAAAGTCAACCAGAACGAATCAAAGAAATGATTCGTGATGAGTTTGGTTACATTCTTGAGATGTTGGACTTTAACAACAAAGCATACGATATCTTCCGCAATTGGTATGTGGATGGTCGTCTGTTCTACCATATTATGATTGACGCAGCGAATCCTCGTGCTGGCATTCAAGAATTGCGTTATATTGATCCTCGTAAGATTAAAAAGGTTCGTGTAGAAAAGCGCACCAATATCAAAGCGGAGATGACCACAAATCAGTTTGTGCCTAAAGAATACAGAGAATATTTTGTTTATTCTGCACGAGGTCTGATTGCTGGTAATGTTGGTGTTAAGATTGCACCTGATACAATTGCATACTGTCACTCTGGCGTTCTTGATGAGAAGAATACACTGATCTATTCTCATCTGCAGAAAGCAATGAAGCCAATGAATCAGCTTCGTATGCTGGAAGATGCAACCGTCATTTATCGTTTGGCTCGTGCACCAGAACGCAGAGTATTCTATATTGATGTGGGTAATCTGCCAAAGGCAAAGGCAGAACAATACCTGCGTGATATGATGGTTAAGCACAAGAATAAGTTGGTCTATGATGCGAACACTGGCGAAGTCCGTGATGATCGCAAGTTTATGACCATGCTTGAAGATTATTGGTTGCCTCGCCGTGAAGGTGGTAAGTCAACTGAAATCACAACGCTACCACCTGGACAAAATCTTGGTGAATTGGATGATGTAAATTACTTCCGTAAGAAGTTGTATGAAGCGTTGAATGTTCCAATTTCTCGTTTGGAAACTGAAGCACAGTTTAATTTGGGTCGTTCATCTGAAATTACTCGTGATGAACTCAAGTTCTCTCGCTTCATTAATCGCCTTCGTAATCGTTTCACTGAGTTGTTTAATATCCTTCTTGAAAGGCAGTTGTTGCTCAAGGGTATTATCACCAAAGCAGAATGGAAAGAAATTAAGGGAAAGTTGTATTATGACTTCCTTGAAGACAACCATTTTGCAGAACTGAAGAACAATGAAATCCTTGCTGGTAGATTACAATTACTCGGAGATGTTGATCAGTACGCTGGCAAATATTTCTCCGTCGAGTGGATTCGTAAGAATGTATTGATGCAGACGGAGGATGAAATCGATGAGATCGATGAACAGATTGCGGCTGAGGGAGAATTGGCTGGCGAAATGGAAGGAATGGAAGATGGCGACGGGATGGACGCCGATCTGGAACGGTAAGAGAACTTTCGTACAGCGAAATAAATCCAAACGAAAAGTTTTATAAATAGACCTAAAAGGAGTGAATTATGAGCGATTACACTATGCGAGATGCAGTACAAGCGGCATTTGATAAGAATCCATCTGAATTCAGAGATGCGATTGGATCGCTTTTGCTGGACAAGATTCACGATGCGGTAGAAATTAAGAAGCACTCTGTTGCTGCCAGCTTTATGTCTGATGAAGTTGAAGACGAAGCTGACATGGCACCAGAACTAGAAACAATCGAGGACACAGACGATGTCAATTAAAAGTTTCAAAGAATTCGTTGCTGAAGGCACTGGCGCAAACGCTGACGATCTAGTTGGCGAAAAGGACAGCGATAAGGAAGCAACAGAATATAAACCTCGTGCAAAGGGCGAAGAAGAATTTAAGAACATGCACAAGGTTGACAAGAAAAAGCATCCTGTTGCTGGCGACCACCAGTTTGACGGTTCTAGAAAAGAAGTCAAAAAATGAAATCGTTTAAGCAATACATCAACGAAGCATCAGAAATTCGCACTGCGGACGCAAAGCGTGTCAAGGTGCGCAAACCAGACGGAAGTTTTGGTTGGAGAAAGCAGAAGCAAACAGTTGATGTTGAGCGTGGTAATGTTGAAGAAGCCAAGAAAGTAGATCTTGATGGCGTAGAATTGATCATGGGCGCAACCAAAAATTCTTCAGAAGCAGAAAAAGAAGTTGCGAAGGTATATAAAATTTCATCTGCTGAAGCAAAGAAACTCGTTCAACAGGTTATCAAAAAAGCATCAAAGGGTAAAAGATAATGGCACTCAAACCACTTGGTAATACTGCAAACATCAATAGTGTTGCAAACAACTGCTTTTTAGCAACTGCAGTGTATATTGTTGCGGGTGCTGCTGCAACCGTTACCGTTGCAAACACAGCAAACGATGACGGTACTGGTAAGCATGGTAACTATGATGGAAGCGCAGTAACAATTCGTGTGCCAACAACTGGCGTTGTAATTCGTAAGCGTCCATACGATACTGTTGTGGGCACTGGTTGCTATGCCACTAAGGTTGCCGAGGGAGACAACTAATGAAGCTGATTACAGAAGTCGTTGAAGATATTAAGTATCTTTCCGAAGCAAAAGAAAATGGCAAGAAGTCATACTTCAT